CTGCCAGAGCGAGACGAGCGAGGCGCCCGTGCCGCTGATGGCCGACTGCGAGGAGGTGTCGACCATTTCGAGCGAGGCCTGATCGCTGGCCTCGACCGTCACCACGCCGTCGTCGGCGAGGTAGACCTCGGAGGCCTTGACGGCGACGATCGTCTGGGTCGAGGGCGACCCCACGGCCGTCAGGTTCTCGGACACGATGACCGGGAACCCGCGCAACTGACCGCCCCGCATGTTGATCTCGGGGAAGTCCGCGTTGCCGAGCGTGTTGACCATCATCGACAGCTGTAGCGCCATCTGCGCGGACATGATGAGTACGATGTCCGCCGGGTCCAGGTTGTTCGTCGCGAAGAGCGCCAGCATCGTCGCCAGGTCGGTCCGGGCGAAGGCCGCAGTCGTGCCGGTCGGGGTCGTCGCCACCACGCCGTTCGTGATGGACGCTGGTGATGTCGTGCCGCTCGCCGCCTTCGCCGGGTCGACGAAGTCGTAGTCGAGCTTGTAGTTCACGGCCTTCGCCAGGTCGTCACGGACGCGCGCCTCGGCACTCGGATTCGAGAACCGAATCGCTTCCTTGGTGATGACCGCCAGCGCCGCGACCTTGTTGTAGAGCAGCGACGTGTTGAACGTCACGGCCGCGGACGGGAGCGCCGGGAGGCCTTCTCCGACCCAGCCGGCGGTGAAGCCCGTCGACATGCCGGAGACGCGCTCGTTGAAGCCCACACGGTTGAGGCTCGGATAGTTCGGGCCGCCGCCGGGATTGGCGCCGCCGAACTTGCCGAGAATCGAGCCCGGGCGCAGATACTCGATGAAGTCGTTCATCACGCTGTACGGGACCATGTCGTCGAGGAAGTGCGATCCCGACGTCGAGGCGCCGGCCACGGCCGTCTTCTCGATGAGCTGGTACACGCCCGGGTCGTCCGGGTAGTGCGCCTTCGCCAGGCGCATCGCCTCGCCTGTCATCCCGCGCGACGCGCCCATGCACATCGCGTAACGGGCGAAGAGGATGCCCTTCGGCAGTTCGCGCGTCACTAAGACGCGGCGGGTATCGCGGCTGGCGGCCGCATGCGCCGCGTCCGTGCCGGCCGTGGCTGGAACCGCCTTGGCGGCGCGCGCGTTCATCTCTTCCATGCGGTGTAGGTCGACGAGCTCCGCATCGAGGCCCTTGATCTCGGCGTCGAGCGTGTCGAACTTTTCCTTCTCGCTCGCGTCCTTGGTCCGGCCTTCGTCGACCGCCTTCGTCTGCAGCGTGGTGAGTTCGGCGGCCTTGGCCGCGCGCGTCGCCTCGATGCCCTTGATCTGTTCGGTGATAGTCATAGTGGTCTGGTTTCTGGCCGTCACAGAGACGGAACCGGAGTGCCCCGAGACGCCGGGACGGGTGGACGAGGAACCGGGCTCGCCGGACGCGACGGCCCCGATGTCGAAGGACTTCACGGTTTGAATCGAGGCATCCGCGTTGGCGGGAATCGTCACCGCGGAGAGCTCCAGCCAGTCCCACTTCACGAACCGCTGGCCCCAGGTGCCTTGAATGTCGACGGCTTCGATGGCGCGAAAGCCAATCGAGAGGCCGCGCACGAGGCCGGCCTTGATCATGGCCCAGGCCTGATCAATCTGCGGCAGGACGTTGGTGGCGATTTGCGCGCGAATCTTGATGCCGGCGTCGGTCACCTTCGCGTCGATGACGTGGCCGATGGGCTGCTTGGCGTCATGCTGCCAGAGGAGCGGCAGAGGAAGCGTGAACTGCGCGCCGGCTGGCTCGACAATATCGCCCATGCGATCGGTTGTCGGCGTCGAGGCGATGCCCTCGATGATGCCCTTGGCTTCGTCGACCGCCTTGATCTCTAGGACGGCGTACGCGCGGCGCATGGCCATTCGATGCCATCATCACGGCCCTCTCACCGGTTGACCGGTAAGAAATCAGGACCGCTGGCGTCCGGTCAGCGTCAGAAAGACGGCGCCTTCGGCGAAATCGGAGACGTACTCCTCGACGGCCTCGCGCACGCAGACGGCCACGGGCCGAAGATTCTGCTGCGCGCGCTGGCGGAGGATTTGGTATTCCCGCTCGGTGAGGACGAACTCAACCCGGCGATAGCTCCGCTCACCGGCCCTGGGCGGGCGACCGCGGCGAATCGGCGAAGTCGTCACGCTTGACATCTTCGGCGCGGCAAGATCTTAGTACACATCGTCACCGGCCTACAAATAGCATCTGGAACTTCGGCGGCTCTGGCCGGAGAATCACCCGGCTCTCGGCCATCGCGAGCGCGGCGATGCCGTCGATCTTCTCCTTCGACGAAAGTTTGTCGAGCCGCACATCGCCGTACCGGCCTGGGATAAATACAGAGTTCGCAGCCATCCAGCTCAAGATCGCGTGGCCTCCATGAGCGAGCTGGCCCTTGGCGACCTGCGTCGACAGCGACACGAGCGCCTCGTTTAAGAAGAAACCCTGCCGGCAGTCGACCATCACAAGGCCTCGGCCCTCGAGGTCCCTGGCGAGATCCTGCGCGAACGTCTTGTCATATGCGATCTCGGCCAGGCCCCAGTCAACGGCCGTCTTGTGGACGTCGTCGGCGATCTCCAGCGGCGACAGCACGCCGCCTGGCACCACCGTCAAGATCCCCTGCCGCTTCCACTGCGCATACGGCCGGTTCGGATACTTTTCGAGTGCGCCCTCGGGCAGCCAGAAGCGACACCGCACGACCGACCGGCCGTCCGGCAGCCGCCACACGCCGACGAACGCCGAGAAGTCGTCCGTCTGCCCGAGGTCCAATCCGCCGTAACCCTTCAGGCCCACAAGCTCGGAGGCGGGCACCAGAAGCCCGTCGCAGGCGTGCCAGGCCGTCATATCGAAGCCCTGCGTCCTGCCGGATGTCCAGACGCAGAACTGAAACCTGAGCAGCCCATTCACCGCGTCCGGTCGGCCCTTCGCTTGGTGAACCAGATCCCGGTAGTACTGCCATGGCACCGAGACGCCAAGATTCGGGCACGCCCGAAGCCAATGCGGACCCTCAGTCCGCCAGTCGTCGCAGTTCGAACAGTCCTCAGACGGAAACTCACCGCCAGTGGAGAGGCACTTCGCGCAGGGATCGAGGCCGCAGACGAACGCGAACCACGATTCATCGGCGACAGTGCCCTCGAGGACGCGCTTCGAGTACTCGTGATCGCGCCAGCACACTGACAGCCGATCGAAGCCACTATTAGTCACGCGCAGCACGAGCGCGTTTTGGTCGCCCTTCGTGCCTCGGCGCATCTTCGATACGACGACGTCGGTTGGGTGTTCATGTTCCTCATCGATCAGCGCGCCGTGCACGCGCTTGCCGTCCAGGCCGCGGCCCTCTGATGATATCGCCCGGAGGAATGAGCCCATCTCGATGAACGCGAGATTGTTGACGGTCTTCGTGAGAATCTTCCGCAACAATGGCGACGCCGCGACCATTTTCTCAGCGTCGGTGTGCGCCAACTTGGCCTGGTCCCGAGTGACGGCTGCAAAATAGACCTGCGCGCCGCGTTTCCCATCCGCCACGAGCAGATAGAGCATCACGCCAGCGCCCATCGGCGTCTTGCCTGACCCCTTAGAGCCCTCGATGTAACCATCGCGGAATCGTCGGAAGCCGGCAGCGGTGTACCAGCCCATTAGTGAACCGACGATGAACTGCTGCCACGGCTGGAGCGTGAACGGAACGCCGTCTTCAGGCTCGGCATCCTCGTCGATTTCGCCAGCGGATGAGGCCTCCGGCAGGCAGAGCACCTGCGGGAAGAAATCAATCGCGCGCTGCGCTTCGCCAGGCCGCCAATCGAGGCCCTTCGCCTTTGCCTGTTTGAGATCCTTCAGGTGCCTGGCGCAAGCTAGCCGTACGAGCCGGCTGGCGACCACGCGGCTGGCCGCGACATCCGTCGCGTACTGCGTCACTGGGTCGAGTGCGGCACGCTTCTTCATGCGCGTTTGATGAAGCGATCGAGCGGATTGACCACTGGCGCCGGCGCGGCAGCGGTCGGCTTGCCGTTCGCCGTCACGAGGAACCGAGCCTCACCCGCTTCGACGCGCACTTTGAGCGCAATCCACTTCGACAGGAGCGGGTGCGCGTCACCATCAACCGTGTCCCCCTGTGTCTCGATCTGGGCCAGCAGCCGATCCGCCACAGCCATCGCCTCACACAGCCGCCCAAATGACCGCGCGGTGGCTGGCGTCAGCGTGCCGAGCGTCGTGGCGTGCGGCGCGAGCGCAACCCAGATCGATTGCTGCGCCTTCGGCATCCCCTTCGGCATCGGAACCCGAACGGCTGGTGCGGCCGGCACCGACGATGCGAGCGACGCGGTGCGCCTGGCGCCTCTGAGACGGCCACCGCGCACCGCGATCTCCTCATCCGTCAGCCTTCGCGGCCCGCTGCCAACTCGAGCCCCACCGCTCCGTCCCTTCACCCCGGCCATTTGAACCTCATTTGAACTGTGCCGCGTCAACGCAGGGGCGCATCGCTCGATTGGAAGCCCACCGCGACCAACATTTCAATACCCCCCCCGACCTTCCCTCTGTCGCTTCGCCTGGTGACAGGGCTGATGACACAGCACCTGATGGTTCGCCTGGTCCCAATGTCTTGGGTCATTCGGACCCTGAGTCGGCCGAATGTGATCGACCACCTGTGACGGCACCAGTCGCCCTTCGCGCCGGCAGACGCTGTCATCGGTTGGAGGCGCTCCGTCTGGCCGGTCACCACAGAAGAGTCCGAGCGGGACGCCGTTGGGTCCTTCTCCCCACTGCTGCCCAGACCGGACCCGTTCGGAGTACCGGCGCCACTTGTAGTTGTACCCGAGCGCCGTGGTGCCGGCCTTGTGCTGGGCGGTTCGCTGGCAGGCAGAACACGGGCCATCACCACGGATAAGGCCCTGGCAGCCATGAGTCGGGCAGGCGCGGGCAAGTGGCTGGGCCATGCTGTCAATCGTAGTTACCAGCCGCGACCGTGGAACGCGCGAAGGCCGACGCCGGTGGCGCCGGCGGCGGCGCCGGTCGATAGTTCCGCGGCGGCCCGGTATAGCCAGGCTCGCCGGGCGGTGGACTGGGCTGCTTTCGATACCCCACCTATTTGCTCGATTCCGCCTTCGCACGTGGACGCTTCGACCGCTTGCGCGTGTTCCGCTCGAGCCGTCGACCGTTGATGGTGCCGGTCCGATACCCGTCGTTCCATCCGTCGAGCCAGAGCTTCCGCTCACGCTCGGAAGCGATGCGCGGCTCGCCATTCCGAAAGTGCCGCGCGGTGCTGATTCGACTGAACGCTGATGGTGTCGCCATCTCTGTCCTCCTGGGTTTGTCGATCACTGAATGGACGGACCACCGACGCGATCGGCGCCGGCGATTGGAATCATCAGATCGGAGAGCGTCTCGGCCGGGCAGCTCGGACTCACGCGGACGTGATGCGCCGACACGCGTAGCATCGTGCGGGCCATCCACACAGTGACGTCCTCCTGCTCGCGCGCCGGCACGTCGACCGCGGCCTTCTCGAGGCCACAGCCGGCGCACGAATACATGACCGTAATCGTCATCGGCCGAGCACCAGCCAGGCCAGCCGGCCGAAGAAGCCGCGAGAGAGCACAACGTCAGCGGTGTGTTGGCGTTGGCGCCTTAATAACGCCTCCTCATCGTATGGTGGGAATGGATGACGGCTGCGGTCGGCGATGTGCGCAGTCAAGCCGTCGCCGCAGATCTGGCACGGCCTTTCGCCATCGATCAGCCGCGGCTGGCAATTTGGGCATGGGCAGCGCGAGTGGACTCTCATCCGAACAGCACCTGACTCGCGACGAGCGGCCAGCCCTTCGATGCGAGCTCGAGGCTGCGCAGTCGGCCGACAGCATTCGAGAACGTGCTGCTGCCGGTCGAATAGCCGGAGACCTCGGCCAGTTCTTCCTTCGACAGGCCAGCGCGGTTGTAGGTCAAGGCCTGCAGCATCGTGGCTTCCGCCTTGCCGATTTGGCCCATCCAATGCTGGACGAGCGCCGGGCCGGTCGGCAGGGGCTCCACGGGCCCGATCGCGTCGAGGCCGGCCGCGGTGATGTCCAGACCCCGCACGAACCCGAGCGAGCGCAGCCGCCCGAGACCGTTCGAGAACGTGCTGCTGCCGGTCGAGTAGCCAGACAGAACTCCGAGCTGCGGCTTGCTGGTCGGATCGGGATGGCGCGACGCGAGCACGCGCAGCAGCATCCGCTCGCACTTACCGAGATCCTCGAAGCCCGATCCGGTCGCCGGCGGCTGTCGCTTGTCCAGATGACGCGCACTGACGCTCGTCGATCGCGCCGGCGACACTGAGAGCGGCTT